CCATTTTATACCCCCTTCGGATTCGGGGCGCCAAAGCCTATCACATTTATAAAGTACGGTTGCCTCTTTGGAGAGAACCGAGTATCCGTGAGCAAAGCCTCCGGGAATCCAGAACTGCTTACGATTCTTCCCAGACAATATAACAGCTTCATACTTTCCAAAAGTGGGAGACCCTTCCCTGATGTCCACCGCAACGTCAAGAATCTTTCCAGTTAAACAAGTAATAAGCTTTCCTTGTTCGTGTGGTGATGTTTGAAAGTGCAACCCTCTAACTACATTCTTATGGGAGTAAACCAGGTTATCCTGAAAAAATATTTGGTCGTAACGCTCGGAATTAAAAGACTCCATGAAGTAGCCCCGTTCATCCTCGTGTTTCGCGGGAGTAATTATCTCCAAACCTTTAATGGGTAATTCTATCCGTTCCATTTCTTCATTACCTCCTCTACGTAAGAGAATACATCATCATTGTAATGAGGCGAAGAGCCTATAAAAAATACAGTATCTAAAACTTTTGTGGCTTTAGGGTATTTCTTATAATCATCTAAATGCTTATACCCCGGATGCATTAAAATATTACCTGCGAAATATGGACGTGTTTGTATATTATGCTCTTCTAGGTGAGAAACTAATTTTCTTTTTATTTTTATATCACATACTACAGGAGTGCCAAACCAAGAAGTGTGAGAATTAGGTAGCTCGACAGGAACCTGTACTCCCTCATACTGGTTTAAAATATCACCTAATACTGTCTTACTAGTCCTACGGTTACTGTGAATCTCATCAAACTTTTCTAGTTGTACAGACCCTATAGCGCCTTGCATGTCTAAAGGTTTTACGTTATACCCCATATTAGTGAAGATATATTTATGGTCTACCTCTCCTTCATATCCAGGGAGCCATTTATCAAACCTTTTGCCACATGTTCCACATGCTAGGAGATTGGCTGGTCCTACGCAGTAGCAGTCCCTTCCCCACCAAGCGAGGCTTCTAGCAATAGATATTAGGTCTTTGGGACCGGACACCATACCCCCTTCAGCAGTGCTGATGTGGTGCGCAGGATAAAAAGAACATGATGCCGCGCAGGCATACTCGTTTAAATACTTATCATTCCATTTACTTCCTAAAGAATCGCAGTTATCTAAAACTAACTTTACTCCATTAAGTTTACATATCTGTATAAGCATGTCCATATTAGGAGGATTTCCTAAAACAGGAGATAGTATAACTGCTACCGTTTTGGGAGTAATCTTCTTCTCTATCTCAAGTAAATCAAAGTTTAAAGTATCTGTCTCAATATCCACAAAAACAGGCTTTAACCTATTTTGGACAATAGGTGCAATTGTCGTAGGGAAACCTACAGGAGAGACGATAACTTCATCTTCGTCTTTCCAGCCGTAATACTTTTTAAGAGCTGCCATCATAATCAGATTGGCAGAACTTCCTGAGTTTACCATTAGGGACTTTTCAAAGTTGAACTTTTTAGAAAAAGCTTTCTCAAACCGGTTAACATGCTGCCCAGAAGATAACCACTTACTATTCAATAGAGCATCCATAGCCGCTACCACTTCTTTATTATCCCAATAAGGACCGGAGTAGTAAACTTTCATTTTGTTATCCTTATCCCGTTCGAAATGTCCGTTATGGACAGAAGGGATACTGCCCCCTTCTAAATACTCATTTAAAAATTCATTTATTTTCATCTTTTAATCTCTTGCTTGTAGCTTTAACAGCTTTGTTAGTTTTTTTAGCAGCTTCCATTCTTTGTTTTGCTGTTTTAGCGTCAGTCTTTTTGAGTCCGGCAGCTTCAGGGTCAGTACAAGTATACTTGGCATACGGGGACCCGCTTTTCTCTTGACCTTCTTTACTTAAAACACCCTCTTTAATATTTTTAACCTCGTCTTTTAACCAGTTCTCTTCTGCACTTTGCACATAATTATAAGAACGCTCGTGCCCTCCTGTATAATGACCTCCCATCCTGCCGAAACCTACACCGTCATATACACGAGGTGAAGGAGCTTTGCACTCCTCACAAGGAGTGTGTTGTACACCATCAATCTTTTCTAGCTTTCCATACGCTTCCATAGAGATAAGCTCTTCGAACTTTCCATGTTCTTTACATTCAAAACTATAAATTGGCATTTTTTGTTTTTACGGTTGTTATTCCTTTAGTCTTTTCCACTATAAGGTGCTCAGCCCAATCCTCTATAAGACCTACTAAGTAATCATTATGTGTAATAATAAACATAGTCTTAGAGTTTGTAACTTCTTTTATCAGTTCGTGCAAACCCTTAATACCTTCTTCGTCTAAAGAGTCCGCTATCTCATCAAAGAAAATGATGTTAGAGCGGTCTTTTCCTGATAACAATAAAAGGTCGTTCAGTGCCAACATAACACTAAGAGATACTTTCTTTTTTTCTCCTCCCGACAAGGAGGTATAGTAAACTTTTCCATTTTTAAGATATACAGTTTCTTCTAAAAACTCATCAAAATCTATAGTAAAGTTTCCTGCTGTAAGGAAGTTCATATAGTAATTCGCGCGGTCATTGAAGAATGTTAATATATTTCTAATAATATATTTAACTAGTCCTTGTTCAGAAAACGCTACCTCCCAAAACTTTAATATATCGTATCTTTTTTGAGCGACTGTAACTTCATCTAAATGCTTTTTCTTAATGCGTCTGTGTTCTCTAATCTGGCTATCGAGATTAGATATTTTTACATCTATAGTCTTCGCTTCTTCAATAAGTTCAAAATCAGCTACAGTTATTGGAATATAATTCTCATCTAGCTGTACCTTTAACTCCTTAAGTGATTTCTTTAAGTCTAACAGTGTAGAATTTTTATCTACAACATTTTGCTCATCTTCTTTTATCATTTTCCAAATTTCTAAAGATACTTTAGAGCAATGCTCACAGGCACCTCCTTTATATCTCTCTATTCTTGATAAAGAAGATTTTATATCTGCCCGTGTTTTACTTAGTTGGTGCGCGACTGATTCATATGTTACATCTAAATCATGGTATAAGCGTTCCTTTTCTTGTATTTCTGAAATAGAATACTTATTTATAAACTCGGCTTTTTCTGAAGAAAAGATAGTCGTAAACTCTTTCTTGGCGGTTCTCAGTTTTTTTAACTTACCTTTAAGTTTGTCGGAACGAGCAAAGGCTTCATCGTTTAATGTTGAAGCGACTTTCTTTGCGTTTAAGGCGCGGGATTTTAAAGACCTTATCTTACTTCTCATTTCAAACAAGTCAGAGATGTTTAAGAAGTTCTGGATGATTGCTCTTTTTTCGTCGGCGGTTGCTGTTAGAAAATCCGTCTTTATGCCTTGACCGAATACAATAGATGCGAGAAATACCTGAGGGTTAATATTTAACGTTCTTTCTAGGTATTTTTGAGTAGCCATAACATTATCCCTAGTTTCGTTTTTATCTCCCACTCTAACAACTAGCTTTGAAGGTTTTTTAGTCCTTTCAATAACCACATTATCATTAACAGTTAATGTAACTTTGCACTTACCGCCAGTGTGAAGATTTGTTAAACTTTTCTCAGTAGTCTTTCTTATTGTTTTTCCAAATAGTGCAAAAACTAAAGCTTCTATTACGGAACTCTTGCCAGCCCCATTAGAGCTTATAGGCTTGGTATCTTTATTTCTCCCCTCTACTAAAACAAGCTCAGAAAATTGCTCAAAATCTATGGAAACATTCTCCATAGATAAAAAGTTTTCAATAACGATATTGTTAATTTTCATGAGTTCTTATTTCGTTTAATGTGTCCATAAGCTCTGTTTTAGAGAATACGGTATCACTAGAATCGATGTACTCTCCTATAATAGTATCATCTAATGCAATTACGGGCTCAATACAATCATATTCTGAATCATACTTCTGCATTATATCCTCAAACGATATCTCCAAATGATTTATATCGTATTTTTTCGAAATCTCTTCCTGCAGCTGATTCTCAACCGATGCGTCCAGCGTGTCAAGCTTAAGACGTAGAATGGTGAAAAAATCCGAGAACTTATACTTCCTATTGGCTTCTTCAAGCGTGTCCAGCGTAGCGGTGATATGACGAATCCCGTAATCAATAGGGATACGTACCACTTCCACCACTCCATCTCTGACCAGCAACTCGTGTCCGAATTTTTGGGCATTAGCCTCGCCGAAAGTAGTCGAGTATTGCGTTCCGAGTACAAAAATATTTTTCCCATATTGCTTTGGCTTATGTATATGTCCTAAAAAACATAGTCTTTTTTTTCCTATATGACTACGTTTGACGTAAGATTCATATTTATAATTGCCATTAGCGACACAACCATCAAACCCCCAATGACCAAACACATGATTTTCACTCGCTTTTAAATCTTTAATAATCCTAGATTCATCCTCGTAATGAGGAATAAAATCAAAATCAACAGAACCTATGCGATGAGTTGTTGTTTCGGTAAATATAGTTGCTATATCGGAAAATAAAGAAAGAGTTGTTCGAGTACCTCCATCTTTTGTAATGGTATCATGGTTACCTCTATTAATTAAAATTTCTTTTGTTTTAAAACTAAGAAGTAATTTTCTAAACGCAAGAAGCTCTGCACCTTTGGGGTTTCTTCTATGAAATATATCCCCATTAATAACAACAACATCGGCTGGTTTTCTGTTAACCATTTTGGTTAAGGTGTCTACCTGCTTATCTAAGTACCCTGGAATATAATCTGAGCGGAGGTGTAGGTCTGTAAGTATAACGGCTCTACACATGTGTGATAAATTCTTTAATTTCTTTGGCATTAAGGAGGTGTCCATTGGCACCAAACTCTGCATCAGTGAGATTCCCAAAGGAAGTCCCAGCTTCTATGTCCACTTCAAACGGGACTACAAAGTCTATATTGTACATATCTTTAAAATCCTCTGTCGTAGATAAAACGTATTTCAAAGTTTCTGTACACTTTTCAACCTTATCTAGGTCACATTGAACTTCAACTGAGTCGTGTACGGTGGCTAAAATATCCATACCTAGTCCTAAAGCCTCGTTATACTTATGCAATCTTTTTATAGAATGTAGCATGAGGTCAGATGCAGAACTTTGAATTACAAAATTCATCCCTTGTCTCAAAGCACGGTACTGATACTTTTTAATTGGACTATTAACATTTGGTAGATGTCTACGACGACCAAACAAACTTACAGCGTATCCGTTTGCTCTAATAAATTTATGAACTTGTTGAATCCATGAGAATACTTTAGGGAAGGCATCTTGATAAGATTTAAATATATTTTTACAGTATCCAACAGATTTTCCAACCTGTTCCGCTAACTTAAAGGGACCTCCTCCGTACACAATAAGAAAGGATACACTTTTAGCAATTTGGCGTTCTTGCTTGGTTACTTCTTCAATGGACTTGCCGAATACAAGGCTCGCGGTAAACTTATGTAAATCCTCACCTTCCGTAAAAGCCTTTATAAGATTTTCATCTTTACAGCACTGAGCTAGTACTCTAAGTTCAGCTTGGGAAAAGTCGGCAGCAAGGAAAGCTTTGGTTTCGTTATCGGATTGCATAAGATTCCTGATATTAATATCTCCCCCTTCTTCATCTTCTCTAGGTAGAGTATGGAAAGATACCCCTTTACGCTTGCCTTTTCCCGCGTCAGAGGCAGAACAGCTGAGACGCCCTGTAACGACCGTAGCGAAGTTATAATTAGAATAGATTCTACCATCCTCATTATACTCTAACGCGTCTTGTACGCCCTTTACGTACGTCCTGTGTTGCTTTACACGATACTTGTACTTAAGCAAGCTTTCGATGAACTCTTTAGCATTTTTATCTAGACCATCCTCAAGAACTTTGCTTAAATGCGCTTCTGAAATCTTAGGTATTTTAGTTTTAGCTGAAAACTCTTGAGGAGTTAAATCGAACCCATCAGAAGTAAATAGGACCTCCGCCATTTGCTGGGTAGAGCGAGGGTTGATGTCGTCAACGGGAGATAATTTCTCAATAGTCTCCTCTAGTCTTTTGACCTCTTTCTGCAAAGCTACGTCCAAAGTTTTTAAATACTCGGAATCTACCTTAATACCTGTGTTTTCTACAAGACCTAGAATAACCAAAATATCTTTAAGTAAGTTATCATAAACTAAGTTAACCTTAGTTTTTTTCATTTCCTTTCTTAATATATGATAGGACCGTAATGTAAAATCGCAGTCCATAGCGTTGCCAAACGCTAAATCATCTAATGGCATATTTTCCCAATCTTGGGACTTTCCGTTTGTTACTGTAAGCATTGTACCTCCTTAGATATAATAGTTAATCTTGGTCTAAACACACCGACTTTATCAGCCTAGCGCAAACTCTATAAGGGTCCATATTAGCGGAAGGTCTTCTATCCTCTAAATACCCTCCATCTTTAGTCGTAGCTAGTGGGATTCTAATACTAGCACTTCTGTCTGTTTTACCTGCGGTAAAAGTATCGTAAGAGGATGTTTCACAGTTACCTGTCATTCTCTGACTATTCCAAGCACCGTACACCTCCAGGTGGCTACTATGCCTACCCTCTAAACGGTTTATTGCTTCGACAACGTAATGATAATCACTCCTCATCCATTTAGTAGAAAAATTAGTATGGCATCCAGCTCCGTTCCACTCACCCTTACACGGCTTTGGGTGGAAAGAATTAAAAACTCCTGCTTTTTCTGTAACACGTTCTAAGATGTAGCGAGACATCCAAAGGTCATCCGCAGCTTTAAGGGATGCAGTAGGACTGGTCTGATACTCCCATTGAGAAGGCATAACCTCTGCATTAGTACCGTATAAATCTATACCCGCCTTCAAACACATGTCTAAATGGGTATTTGAGATATCTCTGCCAAAAGCATTCTCAGTTCCAACTCCACAGTAATAGTCTCCTTGTTGTTCGGGTTCCCCGTTATACCACGCTAAAGGTGTATTTTCATCTAAGAATAAAGTATACTCCTGCTCAAAACCAAACCACATTTCTGCATCTTTCCCTTGCAAGGACTCAAGCTCTCTTCTAGTGTTAGAGACATGCGTTGTTCCATCTTGGTTAAAGACCTCACAAAGAACTAACACCCCGTCTTCTAAAAACGGATTAGCGTATACACGCACGGGTGAAAGTATAGTATCAGAATCCTCTAAGTCGGCTTGATAAGTACTTCCTCCGTCAAAGTTCCATTGAGGGGGAATTAGTTTGCCTTTCTTAGGAGCCTCTAATACCCTAATTTTACTTCTAAGATGAGGCATTGGGGACTCTCTACCGTCTAACCAAACATACTCTGCTTTAATTTTGTCCATAGTCTTATTATAGTCTAAAACTTCTCAAGTTCTTTGGGAAAATATTCCTTAACTAAATCCATCAATCCATGAGGCATATTCTCATCTACTAACGAATGCATCATTTGAGTATCATCGATATTAGCAAACATGTCTACCCCCCAATTACGAAGAAATTTTAAATCAAACTTACAGTTATGAAATACTTTATTAACATTACCAGCCATTAGTAATCGGACGTACTTTTTAATATCATCTAGTTCGTCTTCAGTAAAAGGTGACTCCCTATGGTAAAAAGGTATTACGAAAGCCTCTCCTTCATCAGTGGCAACTCCAAAGGTTGTAATCTTATCCTTTTTATAATCAAGACCTGTAGTTTCTAAGTCTACTGCAATAACGTCTCTTTTTAACGCTTCTGTTATGCAATCGACCGCTTGTTTCACAGTCTTACAAAGCTCGTAAGAAGAATTAGCGAGTTTGTTATTATTAAGTATGAACTTTCCGTACGCGTTATTAATATCTTGTACGAAAAGACCTCTTGTGCTAGGTTCAGAGTATAGGGAAAAAGGGTGGTACACCGGAACGACAGGATAGTCCTTGCCGTCTATCTCAAGATGGTATTCCTTACCTCTTTTATTTCCCAAACCGGATTTTTTCAAAACGGTTTTCATCGCCAGATTACCTAAAACAAAAATTAGGTCCGGGTCAATGGTTTTAATATCCTCTTCTATAAGAGGTCTATTTGCGTGTAAGTCTGCCGTGGTAGCCTCGTCTTCTGTGAGACCTACCTCTTTAATCGCAGCAGCAAACTGATACGAGTTGTCTGGAATATCACTCTTGTCCAGTAAAGATTTTAGCATTGAATACTCATTATCAGAGAATTCATATACCTGCCCACGTTGCATTACGCAACTATCATGAATGAAAAGAATTTTCTCATCACTGAGTTCTTCTCGGTAAAAATTTTCAGTTTTTTCAAAACTATTGATTAATTTGTCTAAGTTCATCTATTATACTATGTTATGAGTCCAAAGAAACATTATTTAAATAATAAGGAATTCGAAGGGGTTATTTCCAAATACTTGGAAGACCCCTCCAAAGACCACGAAAACGATTTAGTGGAAAAATTAGATATTCTAATTACAAACATTTTGCTCTCTTTTAAATTCAAGGTAGATTTTGATGATGCGAAACAAGAGTGTTTCATGCTTGCGTTCAAAACTTTAAAGAATTTCAAAGGGTCTAAAGGTTCAGCGTTCAACTACTTCACTACTGTTATAGTAAACAATCTGAAGTTAATGTACACGAAAAACAAAAAGTACATGCAAAAAATTCATGATTACCAAGAAATCGTAAATAGTTCTACCCCTTGGAAGGGGCGGGCGTAGGTGCAGAAAAATAGGAATGTACTTTAGGGTACTCTATCATAACTGAAACCCTTCCTCGGTTAACTTTTACTATGGAAGGTGCGCTATTAATAGCAAAGGCTGCAAATGCATGAGGAAGTTCCCAACTGGAGATTAGGTATACGTCCTCATCTTTGTCAGACTCCTTAAGTTTCCACTCGTTCAACACCTCTACGATTCTAGCAGAACGGTCACACCACTCCGAATAATATAATAAGGTAAATGCCTTTTTCTTTTTATTCTTGAGTAGGTGGTTCAAAACCTTCTCGTCTCTACTAGTTAGCTTCGTTACCGTCCTCATCAGACTCCTCCGTTTCAACCTTGGAAACTTCAATGTCTATAGTGGTATCTTGAACGGATTCAATTTTTTCCTTGTGCTCGTCCAGTATAGCACTCTTCTCCTCTTCGCTTAGTTTGTCAACGGACTGAGAAACTTCATCCATAAAGGAGCCAAGTCCTTTGAAAAAGATAAATTTAGCAAATTGCGCTTCATCAGTTTTAGAGCCTCCAAGCACAGCATCTTTCACAGTATTCCACTGTTCAGATTCATTTTTATTCATTTTGATATACATTTTCATGCGTCTATTCCCTTCTTTATTTTTGATTTTAAAAGAAAAACCAGAAGTATTTATTTTTAATTTTTGTTTTGTGACTTTCATAAGATATGTCTAAGTATGACAGTCTAATTGAAATGGGTGAATTTGGCAAAAAGAAACGTGTGAATAGTAAACGCAAAGGTTCGACATTCGAACGTAATATTGCCAAGATTTTAAATGAGCGGTTCAATACAAAAGAATTTGCAAGAACACCGGGTTCAGGAGCTTTTGGCACTACGCACAAAAATCTCCCACACTATTTTAAAGTCGCGGGAGACCTAATAACGCCGGAAAAATTTCGATTTGTTTTAGAATGTAAGACAGGATACGATTTAAGGCTAGAAGATTTGTTTAAACCTAAGAGTGATTTGTTTAAATTCATAGACCAAGCTTCTAGGGATGGCGAGACAGCAGGAAAGCCGTGGCTGTTAATATATAAAAGGGATAGGCAAAAAGCTTTGGTAGTAACTTTAGAAACATTTAACCTAAAGAAGTCTGTTGCCTTTGGTGAATATAATATGTACCTACTTGAAGAAGTATTAAATCTCCCGTACGAAACATTCTTTACTTCGGATACTTAATACGTTTAGCGGTCGCTTTTCTCTGACAAGCTAGAGTGAACTCGCCTTCTTGGTTTTCTTTATACCCTTTGGCGGTTTTCTTTTTACGAGTATCAGCCCCTCCTACTTTATCTCCGTCCTTATCGAAGATTGACACGCCACCAAGTCGCATTTTAACCTTTCCCCCGTTAAAGATGGCATCTGTATTAACAGCCATTAAGTCTGCAACTCTGGCTACATAGACAGAGGTGTCGTTCCCTGCTGTTATAATCTCATTTCCAGCAGAACCCATAGTTACCGCTAAAGCGTTAAAAGCAACTCCCTTGGCGTAGGTTGGATTACGCTCGGCTTCCTTTATACGTTCAAACTGAAACATTTTAAGAGCAAACCTTTCAGGTGCAAAATCCCTATGGGAGGGGTCTAATACATTCATCATGTCCTGTATTTGGCGATTAAACTCAGATTCTTGTTTCTTATCGCATTTACCTCTAGGGGCTTGGCAGCCTTGTTTTTTAACCTCTTTTAAGTAGGAGAGTGTAGTTCTTGCATTAGACTTATCTATATGCGCCCATTTATTTCTAGTTTCTAAATAAAGTTTTTCATCTGTTTCTTGGGCTTTTCGACATACCTCTTTTTGTTTTGAAGTTAAACCTTGGTCTTCCATTTGCTGTTCTCTTAAAGCTTTCACTTCATCATACCCATCCCACTCAGGGTCAAAAGTTTTCTTTACTGAGGTAGCACCTGCTCCTAAAGATTTAGCTCCAGACTCATAAAACTTATTTGAAAACTCTAAACGGCATTTTGGCTTAGAGCCTTTAGATGCATCGCACGTAACATACTCTTCCATTTGGGGAGGTATATCGACTCCAGGCTTCAAGTGAACTACTACATCAGCTCTATGTCCAGGCTTAGTTTGTTGGGCGGGATGTTCTATTCGGTCTATCATCTCCGGCTCTAACCCTATAGCTTTGTTTGTTAGCGCGGAAGCTTTTAACATTCCGGTTAGTTCCTTTTTTACGCCCTCTTTGCAGTCATTCCCTGCTATAGAATGTAAAGCGTCAATCACATCGGAGGCTTTAGACCCAACCATTGCATCGGACTCTTTTAATGCTCCTACACCGCAAACTCGTTTTATTTGTTTCACTACCTCATCTATTGCTAATTTTTTATCTTTTTCATTTCCAGAGATTGCAGCGAGAGACAGTAGGTGCGCAGCTTCAAAAAGCTTCCCTCTTTCATCAGAAATCATCCCTTTTCCTACTACAGCTTTAGATTTTTTACACGCGTCTTCTAAATCATTAAAATCTTCAGGACTTAACTCTTCAGCGGAAAGTTGGTCAGGTACTAGCTTAACTTTACCTAATATTCTCGCTAAAGGCGCTAGTTTATCTTCTCCCTTCCAACTCATTAAGGTTGTGCCGTAAGCACCCCCTCCTTCAGAAGCCATACTTTGCAAAGCTTCTAATCCTATAGAATCACAATCTTTATGTCCTATATGAATTCGTTTATCCTGTCGTGCGCCTCTTACAGTTAGACAGGCTAGTACTGCTTTTTCTTCTGCACTTAGGCTATTTTCATTTAAAAAGTATTTCCTGTCTTTCCCTTCTCCTATAGCTTTAACCTTTCCTCTAATAGAAGCTAAATGTCCAACAGCACTCTTCATCTCTTGCTTAGCTTGGTCATTAACATTTTGGCAATACTGTGCTTGTTCAAATGCAATATCCTCATCACTCTTGCCTTTTTTTAAAGCTTGTGATTTTATGTTTGCGAATTCAAGCATCTTCTCACAAATTTTCTGCTTATCCGTATCATTAATTGCATTCTCTACAACCGCTCTCCAATCCTCAAAAGAAAAGTCGTGTTGTTTTCCCGTATTAGAGGATTTTTCATCTAGCTCCCAAGCAAGTTCTAAATCTTTCAGTACTTCTGGGTCATCAAACTCTACGGGAGGGACTTCTGGTATTTCCTCAGCGGTGTTTATATTCTTATCTTTCCCTTCCCCGTCTTTAGGACCTTCAGGCTCTTTAATATCTTTTTGCAGGAAGCCGTCTATTATGGCAGGCTGTTTCATTAAAGCACCGTTTATGCTAAAGTTTGAGGAGATTCCTTGACCTCCCACGACTGCCCCTGTTATAGGATTGCCGTAAGCTACTATACTAAACTTAGGCATCATTGCAACTTGAGTAATCGCGAGTTGACCGGTTGGGACTGACTGAATACCTTGAGCTTGATTATTTTTTAAAATCCCTAGAATGGCATTTTTAAGCGTTGTGAGCTTGTTTCTATAATCATCCACAGACATAGGAACTCCTCCTTTTTCGGGCTTAGGGAGCCCGTAAAGTTGATTAGGGTTGGCTTCAAGAAGTAAGGGCGACCATCCCCGTTTGCGAATGCTCGTATACGATTCCAATAAGTCTGTTAGTAATGTGCCCATAATTTAATTAAAGAAAGCTCCTAGTATATTTAGAAGCTTTCTTTATATAAAACCTTTAAAAAGATTATTGTTTATGATACAGGCGCTACAATATCTTCAAATGCGCTGTCGCCAACTCGGAAATAGCCTACAACATCGTAACGTAAAGAAACTTCGATAGAATGGAAGTCGTTAGCAGAGTAATTAAACTCAGCTAGTCTCCAGTTCTTTGGATAGCATCCATATAAACGCGCTACCATCTTTGGCTGACGTTGGTGGTCTAGTTGAATAACATCTACGGTTCTCTTATTAGTAGAACCGCCAACAATACTATAGGAGTGAACACCTTGAATAGGGTCATAGGTAGTTCTCATCCAATCAAATAAAGCCTTTGCCACATCGCCTTTAAGTAAGTTATCAAAAGTTACAACAGTCTCTTCCATAGAAGGACGACCTGGGTAGTAGAACTTATCGTTAACGCGGTCAACCATAATATCATCTACGTTGTATCCAATCTGACCTACCTGCTTAGCCGCAAGGGTTAGCATGTTATCAGGGTCACTAAGACCTATATTGTTTAAAATCGAGCCCGTAGCGCCGCCTATTCCGTTAATGCGGATAAGCCAGCTATAAGCACGGTATGAATCATACTGATGGAATAGTTTAGCACCATCCGTAACAGCAATATCGACAGCTCGTGGAACGTCGTTATAAAAAGAATCTAAAGATATATCAGCCATGTTTTACTCCTATTGTATATAGCATTATGCGCTTGGAACGTTAAGTCCTAGTGAAGCACTTGTCAGGTTCAATTCAAACACGAGAATTTCCGCTGCTTTAGTAGGTTGAAGAATCACTTTACACCATAACTCATTTCGGTCAATCCGAAGAGGAGTGTTAGTGGACTCATCACAAATAACCTTAAACTTAGTAATACCTCGTCTGTTTTGGATATCTGACATGAAAGGTGAAACAGAATTAACTACCCTAGTCCAAGTAGCAGGGTCATTAGGCTCGAAAACAAACCTTCTAGTAGAAGCTAGAATAGTTTTTCTTACAAGAATCATTAAGCGGCGGACATTCACTCTATCAAGAGCAGTAGCCGACCTTTGAGCGGTACGTTGTCCCCAAATCACGATTCCATCAGTGGAAAACTTAGTGATAGGGTTGATAATATTACCAGGACCGTATAGAGCGTCTCTATCTCCCTGGGATAACACCATTTCAACATCTACAGGACGTGTCAACCTACCTCTAGTAAGACCTGCAGGAGCAAACCAAGGTTCGCCTACTGTATCAGTGTAACACATTTGTCGTATCGCAAAAATATCAGGGGATACATACTCATCTTGTAAAGAGAAAGGATTATACAGTTTTACCCAAGGCCAATATACTGCGCCATAAGAGGTGTTTAACGAAGCAGTTCTACCAGAAGCCTTTCCGTTTGACCATCTAATTGCATCTTGCGCGCTTCCTAAACTTTGAGGAGGGTTAGTGACAGCTAAGAATTTTTGAGAGGTTTCTGCATTAGTTAGTAAATCATTTACGATTGACTGGTCAGTGCATCCCGGAATTGCTACCATATTAACATCGATATCTTCTTTTAAGAAACTTTGAATTCCAGCTTGATTCTCTGCCGTACCCATAACAGCAGCTTTAACATCAGCGTCATCAAATGCCTTGCCTCCTGCCATATCTCCGTTTATGCCGGATACTAGATTATAAGTACCGTCCTTCAGCTTTATATAATCTACATTACTAGCATCTAGGTCAGCATAACTATCATTGTTAGCTTGAACCCTTATCTTGGTAGTACCGTCTTGAGTTACAGAACCGCCCCATGATGTAGGGAGAGTCCATAAAGGAGAGTTTGGAGACGCTCCCACTGAACTAGTAGCTACCCCAAATTCAGCTAAGATATAGTTCGAAGTCTTATTGGTCTCATCCGTAGTACTATTTACAAATCTTTCGGGGTTAAGTCCATTAGCGCTTGCATTTAAGTTATCTATAAGGTTTACAGTGAAAGTCTCTTCGATACCTCCATTTCTTAATAAAGTCCATCCTTGATTAGCTCCTTGTACCGAAGCTACCGAGATTTGAAGACCTGTGTTTTTAACACCGTACTGAGTTACCATACTTGAGTAGTTGTAACCCTCTCCTGGGTATAAACTTCTATGGAAGTATGAGCCTCCGGATACTCCGGAGGAAGCGAAATCGTACCCTGAAGTATAACCGACGAAGTTTGCCGTCACACTGGTGCCCAAGCCATTGCTGCCAGTGCACTGGGTTGTCGCACCGGCGGACGTGTCCGTACCTCCGTCCACAGCACTTAGAAGAGCGTTTGTACCTGAATAAGCCGATAGTCCTGCAAGAGTAGTACCTGCGGGAATACTAGGGAATGTACCACTTGATTCGTATAAGACGAATCCTAGTTTTGCGCCCTTACCTGAGTAAGTGCCGATTACATCAATGCTCGAAGTACTTGAACCTTCCTCAATTGAGTAAGGGGATGTAGAGTTTGTAACTGCAGCGGCTGCGTCAGCTAGAGCTTCTGCAGTGGAATCTGCTACAGATAGACTAGCTATTGAACTTGCAGGCTCTATTTGAATCCAAAGAGGGGCGTCAGCTGTCTTAGCATTACCAGCTCCATCCCATACAGTAACCGCAAGCAAGTACGACCATTCTGGACTTAAATTAGCAACGGCAACGTAAGGAGACCCGCCCACAATAATCTCAGTTTGGGCTCTAACCGCTGAATCTAATGCAGCTCTGGTGAAGTACAATGTGTTAGTACGTTCCAAAATATGGTACGAGCCTAATAGACCGTAGCCCCCTGTTGCGTCAGAAGGGTCACCGAAAGTGTTAAGTAATTGGTCTTGAGTAGTGCATAGCGTTGGAACTCCAACGGGACCTTGAGATGCGAAACCTACTACACCTACGGTAGTAGCGTTTAAAGAAGGCGTGTAATCTGACCAATCTTTTTCAGTCACATAGACGCCGGGACTTACGTATGTTGCCATTTATATATTCTCCTTAAGCGGGGGTGATACTCACTAATTCGCGCCGAGCGGCTCGTTCTGCCAAATCGGTAACTTCAGCTTCAGACACGATGATAGAGGATTTGGCGGCAAGCCAAACATGTTTGAACCCGCCAGTTGGTCTTTTAAGAACTACTTCAAGACCTTGGCGTGTATTATTTTTAATTTGCTTATATTTCATGAATATCTTTCCCTATTGTATTTACTAATGTCGATAAGGAAAGATGGAAACTTTTTACTGTGATTTAACAGTCCTTCATTATTAGGTCTTCTATGAGCTCTTAGAGATATGCGCCGAGTGAGAGACGTGCCTCGTACAGGTACACTCCTTAACACCTCCCGTAAGATAGTCCCACAAGTATTTCCATTCCGGGTCCCGTGCCCAGTCATCCATGGGGATGGATTTTTTACCCTTAGGGCGTACAGCTTCTTTGCCCAGTGCCAGGTCACCCCACGGACCCATAGTTCCATGACCAACTCCGAAATCTATCGCGTCTGTTACTGGAGCAAACCAGGTGTAAGCGTTTCCTGGCTCAGAAACACCTCCATCATCTACAAAACCCTCATCTGCAAGCTCCTCTAAACTAACGCTGGCGCCGCTGCCGCTGAAGCCATGTTTTTTTAGGTCACTCCAGAAGTTTGGTGGGAAGTTGTCGGACTTTATGACGAATCCTGTTTTAAAGTCCTTGATGATTGGCGTAGACGTAGTGCAAGTAGTTTCGCAATCAACCATTTTACATTCAGCGACTACGTCCACTGTCACTTCCACCCCTGCGTATCCTTGCCATGCGCGCTCTGGGTAAAACATAACTCCAGAAGGGTCTACTCTCACATTCTCGAAGTGAACTAAGGTATCGCACGGCGGCTCCTCCGCCTCTTGCTCTTGGTTCAAACTTCCTCCTCTGGAGGAATAAACTTCTGTGACGTCCTGGTTTGGGGGTGATTGAGGGATTCTTTGCTTAAGACGGGGAGGCGACGGACTACCCAACGACAGTTTTTGGTTGTCCGCAATCAAGAACCTAGCCCCTTCCATTGCCTCGTCTGACGTATTAGAAATCTCTCCTAGACCACAGTTAAGTCGGTTAGCATTTTCTTTAACCAGGTTCTCAAGCTCAAGCGCCAGTTTTGCAGGGTATTCGCCGTAACCAGTCGGGGAGTCGTAATAGATTACCGTCACCACTACATAAACCGGAGCATGACCTTTCGCAACACAATCATTATCTCGCGTGGAGTGTGAGTCCTTACAGGGACCACGTTCTAGACAGGTCTCCCATAAAATGGCAGACTTCGAATACTTATTGCCCAAAACAGGAAGTTCTTCCACGCAAGCGGTCTTCGGCGGCTCACACTGACACTTCCACCCTAAGGACCCCTCTATTCCTATTGTAAGCTTTCTGCCCAGCCCATATGGGGTCCCTGATAGTATAAACATGTTACCCTCAAGCATAACCCTAAGTCGACACTGCTTAACCGGTAACATCAGTCTTAACCTCAGCCTCCATTAGGAACTCTTCAATCTGTCCTGTGTTAGTGAAGCGGTAAGTTCTACTTGGAATATAACCCTTCGCAGTTACTTTAACGCTTCTTCTAATAACTCTATCTTGTTTGTCTCCAGGTGTTAGGTCTGACATATCTGATACATCTTCAATAAAAATTTCAAAATCATCACCAAAGGAAGTGTTTACCGCAACACTCGGATTAAATTTTAACATTAACTGTTCAGTGATTTGGTTCATATCTTCGATATACTTAGACCATATATTGATACTATATTTTAAATCAGCGGCTACGGGAGCTAAGGCATAGACTCTAATTGCACACCTCTTCTCTTTATCCCATGCCTTACTTTGCACGATGTTAAATGAAGGTCTACGTCTTTGGAAATCTACTTCAATACCATTAAATCCTACAGAAATTAAAGGAAGCTCTGTTGTTACGCTATCTTTAAATTTTGCTATAGCTCTTTCAGGACTTGCGAATACAACACCTACTGTACGAATAGAATCATCTGATTTCACCACATGAAAATCTTTCAAAACCTCAGTCAGATTTTTCGTGAACTGTCTATAGAACTCTGGCTTTTGGAAAGAACCTTCTCTCTCCAAGCGCATAAGTTTTTCTCGTATTGAATCTATAGTCCAGTCCATAATAATTATTTAGTAGTATCGAACTCTGAAGTAAACTCATCGTCCTCTTGAGTAATAACCTCATCATCGCGGAGGACTTTCGCCCAGCAAAGCAAATGATACACGCCGTATACATCAAAAGCATCTTCCTGAACTTCATACACTTCGTATTTTAAATTTTGAAATTTAGGACTTAATATATCACCCGCAATAATAGGACGACCTAAAACTTTCTGTACGTATGATTTATTGAAAGTAAAAGTTTGGTCATTCTCCATGACAATACCAAACTCGGTTATATTCTCATCTATAGGACGAGGTTCGTAATGACCCCATACAACAGAAGGTTCTTGTGAGATACTTTTCATAGTATCTTCTTGGTACAGGTCATCACTTCCTTCCAATCCTAGAAATTTATATAAATAAATCTGGGAGCCTGCAACCTTAATCAACTCATCATCAACCATATTAAATAATTCTATATCAGGATTATTTAAATCAAACAAGTTCAAAACTCCATCCGTGTCCGGTGGAGAGGTAATCTCGTTATTAGTTTTAAATTGTTTCTTTCTGGTCATTAGAAGGTGCTGAATACGGGAGGTTCTTCAATCTCGTGAAGTAGGTCCTCAACCAGCTTTTCTTGCTCCTTCTCGCTTTGTTCGATTAAAGCATCCCCGTTCAACACGGCGCCACCTGCGGGAGATGGAAGTTGAGCGTATTTACCTCTAATCTGACCAAGAATGCCTTTAGCAATAGCCGTTGAGTATTTATGCAACCACGTTAAAAAGTAAGGATGCAGTCTGTCCGAATCCAAAGCTTTAAACTCAATTAAAACTTCTCCTTCAGTATTAGTTGTCGGAGTGGGGGTTATAGAAAGGTATTTATTATTTACAACATTAAAAGACCCGTCTCTTCCCAGTACTTTTCTCATCATCTCTAAATGAGATACTAAAACATAATAATCACCTACGCTGAAATCACTAAACAAGAAATTATCTTGAAAGTATTTTAGAAAGAAATCAAATTCTAAAGTACCGCTTTGACGTTGAATAGAAAGTAATGTTTTTAAGTAGTAAGCTGAACGTAGGTTATTAATTACAACACTAGGAAGTTCGTATAAACCAATATTGGCTACCGTGGCAAATGAACAGTATTGAGTACACCAATCGGGAGCATGGTAGTCTAGTTTAGATATTGCTTCATCGATTGCAGTCTGTAGTTGAAAATCATCTAACTCTACTCTAACAATAGGATGACCTAACCTAGACCTTATCTGGTCTTTGATTTGTTGGTAGAATTCGGAGTAGTGGGTCTCATTAGAAAACCTTCGACGACAAAGATTATTATAATCTATCTCGCCATAGTAGTCAAATGCAGATAACTGGGCTTGAAATCCTATAGTATCTCCGAAAGTGCTTCCGAATCTAGTTTGTGGTTTTACCGTCCGTTGCTTCATCTTTAGTTACCTTTTTAGACTTTTTAGCGGACTTCTTTTTAGAAGCTTCTTTCTTCGGCTTCTCTTCAATGG